CAACGGTGCTATGTCCACCGGCAGCCAGTTCGGTGCAATCGGTGGTTTCCCAATTGGTGTTTATTACTTAGGTGATGGACCTACTGGAACGTTAATCTCAATTTACATTCCGGGAACTGCAACTGGAACGTACACATTTACCGGCTCTGCTGCTGGTGCGGTAACGCTTATACCGGGAACTGGTGCGCTTACAGGAACATTTGCTGGCAGTGCTACTGGAAAAAACTCACTTAATGGCACAGGAAACATTACTGGTTCTTTTTCTTTTAACGGAACCGCAACCGCGTACTTACCCGGAACATCGCAACTCGTTTCAACGTTTAATTCAACAGCATCAGGAACCGCGTACGAACCTGCGAATGGTGCATTAACTGTTGACACCACTCTCGCCGGAACAGCAACAACGTTTATTCCTGCTTCTGCTGCGTTAACGGCTGATACAACTCTTAGCGGAACAGGAATAGCGTTTGAGCCTGCTTCGGGAAGCCTTAACGGAAACGCGAAACTCAACGCGACAGGTACGGCATACAAACCTGCTCAAGGAAGTTTGATACTAGATTTCGTATCAAACGCGACTGCTTCTGCTTACCTTCCTTCGACAGGAAACTTGTCAAGTTCGTTTAACGCAAATGCAAATGCAACAACGTTTATTCCTGCAAACGGTTCTGGAACATTTAATTTTTCTGCAAGTGGAACTGCAACAACGTTCTTACCTTCAAGCGGAAACATCAACGCAAATGGAACACTTAGCGCTACTGGTGCTGCTGCTCTTTATGGGAACGGAAATGTATCCGGCACATTCAATACCAGCGCTACTGGCTCTGCTGCTTTGTACGGAACCGGTGCTTCCACAGCAACGTTTTCCGCTTCGGCAACTGGAACTGGTGCTTTGTATGGAAACGGCGCATTGTCAGGTTCGTTCTCCGCGAGCGCAACCGGTTCTGCATTTAAGGTAAGTACGGCGCAATTAGTTGCAACGTTCGCTGCAAATGGTACAGCGACACTTATCCTCAACGCTTCGGGTGCGCTTAGTGCTTCGTTCTCCGGTAACGGAACTGGTCTAAAGATTTTTGTTGGTTCAGGAAACATCAACGGAACATTCTCATCAACTGGAACTGGTTATCCGTTCTTGCCAAGTCAAGGCAACTTAACAAGCACATTCAACGCAACCGCAACCGGAACTTCATACATTCCTGCTGCCGGAGCCAACGTTGCCTCGTTCTCCGCTAACGCGGTTGGAGCAGCGTTTGAACCCGGATTCGGAAATCTCAATGGGTCATTTTTGTCACAGGCATCCGCAACGGTCTACATCCCCGGTCGTGGACAAGTTTCGGCAGCATTTTTCGCAAACGCGACCGCTACAACGTACCTTCCGGGGCATGGAATTGTGTCGGTGGACTTCGCTGCCCGAGGAACAGCAAAAGCCTTTATACCGGCTTCTGGAACCCTTTCAGGTCAATTCGTCACAATCGCCACCGGAACAGTCATTTATCCGCACCATCCGGGAACTGTTACCGGTGATTTTATAACTGCTAGTGTCCGAGGCGCGTTTAAGGTAGCCTCTGTAACAGGAGATTTTGAAACTGCCAAGGTGCGTGGAAAAGTCAAGATACTGGTCGAGGATTAAATGGGTTACAACATTATTGAAGGCAGCACAATTCGCTTCTACACTTCACAGCCTTTTACGTCTATTGACGGCACAATCGTTGACCCTGACGTGGTGACATTTTCGTATGAGATTCAAGGTCAAACACCAGTTGCTTACACATACACACAAGGTTCAGGCGACCCAACCAATACCATTGTGAACACTGACGTTGGTTACTACCAAGCAGACATTCAAACTGCTGGGAATGCTGGTACGTGGACTTGGCAATGGTCAGGACAGCCAAACGGTTCAGGCGACGACCCGACCAATACCTCCGTCGTTACCGAAGGAACGGTCATAGTTTCCGTTGCTTCCGTTGCGTAATACACCACGCATACACACGTTATACACATAACTATTGCCTTTTGCGCGGTCATTTGTTACAATCCCTCATGGAGGTAGTAACTAAGGAGAAACATGGCAAAAATAGATTTGTCGGAATTCTATGAAGACAATAAAAAGAAGTGCATTGTTGGTAGAGCAATCGCCAATTTGATACCAGAAGATACTGAAAAGATTCAAGCAGCATTTGTTGAAGAAGAAATAACCAACACTTCTATCAACAAGTTTTTGTCTGCTCGTGGTGTAAAAATAAGCACCGATTCTGTTCGCAATCACCGTTATTCGCGGTGCGGATGTAATGGCTGACCTTTCCGAGTTTGAGCGCAAGCAAAGGCACAAAGAAACACATCCGTCAGGATGGGAACCAAGCCTTTCTTGGAACGGCAAAGACGGCACAATAACCGCTCAATTAGATAATGAACCTGACGAAGGAGTATGGGCGCAACTTATTGAAGACTGGGGATTAGACCCAGCGCGCACGATGGTCGTTGACGGCTCATTGCAGATACGCGCGTGGGATAGTTCTCGCAACGGCGAAATAGTGCGCATGAAGTATTACCGCGCGACTATCAAACCACGAGACATTGTTGTTGACCGCGCTGACATTGACAAACTTTGCAGAATGGTGGAGAAGAAAAAGCCTTCAAAACTTGTTGTTGAAAACGGCAATTCTTCATTCTTGGTTCTTCTATCTGACTGGCAATTAGGAAAGTCAGAAAACGGTGGAACAGAAGCAACAACGAAACGAATTATTGACGCAATTGACAAAGCCGTGTATCGCTACAAACAATTGCAAACGTACAGTTCCGCTCCTTCTGAAGTGTACATAATCGGACTCGGTGACTTGGTTGAAGGGTGTGATGGTTTCTATCCCATGCAAACTTTTCAAGCAGATTTGACTGACCGCGAGCAAGACCGATTAGCGCGTCGCCTCATTCTTTACGCGATTGACGCGTTCGTTGACTTACAAGCAAAAATTGTTGCTATGGGAGTTCCCGGTAATCACGGAGAGAACCGCAAGAATGGCAAAGCCTTTACTGACTGGTTAGATAACCGCGACTTCGCTGCTTTTGAAACGGTCGCTGAAATTATTGCTGCTAATCCTGCTCGATACAAGAACGTCAGCATTCCAGTGAACGCCATCAACGCCGACGACTTGACAATGACACTTGACTTATCAGGAATTCCTGTGTCGTTTGCGCACGGTCATCAGTTCCGTAGCGGTACCAATTCACAAGCAAAAATGGAAACTTGGTGGAAGGGGCAAGCGCTCGGCAGAACGCAGGTTGCAGACGCAGAGATTCTTTGCTGTGGTCATTTTCACCACCTAGTCATCTCTGAGGGAACCGGTCGTACCGTTCTCCAAGTGCCGGCTATGGACGGCGGAAGCAAGTGGTACACCTCGACCTCTGGTTCAAGTTCCCCTGCTGGAATGGTGACCGTGTGCGTTGGCGCAGGAATAGGCATTCGTGGCTGGTCTGACCTGTTAATCTTGTAATAGCCAAATTACCGACACTCGAAATTTGCGCTCAGGAATCCTCAAACAGTCGTGAGATTGGTTGGGGGTTTTTGTTTTTGCTAAGGTAGATAACCCTATGGAACTACTTTATAAATGCGGATTATGCGGAACACTTGTTTATTTACACAAAGGTGAAATGAGCAGGATACAATTCAATAAAATGCCTACGTTGGTGTTAGAAGCAAACAATCATCATTGTCCTAGAAGGGAACAAGCAGCATGAACAACATGGATAGAAACATTTGTCGTACCGCAGTGCCAGCGATTATTGGCGCAATCGGCGCTTGGGTAACTAAGGAGTGGATGACTTTGCCTGCGAATGATTTAATGTATCTAACACCGCTCGCGACTACCGGCTATTACATAGCAATTCGTTTTCTTGAGGAGAAGTATCCGAAGGCTTCATGGCTACTTGGTTGCCTACCAGTAAAGGCTATGGATGAAAGTTCTACAAAGGCAGCAGTACCGTTTCCCATTGGTAACGAAAAAACCAATACTCCTACCTCCTAAACGCGTTATGAACAAACCCGCAGTAGGAGACATTGTTTTTGCACATTCAAACGGATTAATGGGAAGGGCAATCCGTTTAGGGGAGAGGCTACGGTGGAGGCGCGGTTCTAAATGGAATCACGTCGCCATCGTTAGCAGTGTGCATGACGACATTGTTTTCATTACACAAGCAGAGCCACGCGGAGTCACTAACGACAAACAATTGCACACGGTTGGCGAATACATACTTATCACGCCACCAGCGAACATCTCTAAAACAAACATAGTGAAGTTTGCTACGGAGCAAGTTGGCAAACCGTATTCGTTCCTGTCTATCGCTTCAATCGTGCTGGACATTTTGAGTCCGAATTGGTTTCCTGCTTTCCGTCGCCACAGCACATGGATTTGCTCCTCGCTCGTTGGTGAATCTTTGCGGTTCGGAGGATACCTCCACGAATGGGATGACATTTATACAGTCACGCCAAGCCAGTTGTACGAAGCGATTTGCAACGACTGGAAATAGTGCTATTCTGAAAAAGACTTCATCAGTCCACAAGTAGCATTTTCCATCTGCTACCTCCCAAGACCGTCCGGTTGCTGGTACCTCATTCCAGTGACCGGGCGGTTTTCCTTTATTTGCTCGGGTTTTAGAGCCTTAAAAATAATTCCAAAAAAGACTTGACCGGCACGCGGTCATTGTGATAAGGTTGTTTTCGTGGCGGTGAAGTGAAGTAACTGTCTCAGGAGGAAGTAAAGATGAAAGTTGTTCTTCGTTTAGAAAAAGTTGGTTCAGTTGCGAAGTGGGTTGCTTACGCAAGTTCTACTTGCACCGTTGTATCAGAAATACTTTTTGATGACCTCGGCTGGGCAATGGACTGGTGCAAGAAGAATTCTTACCAAGTTGTTTCAGTTCTACAATCAGAGGAGGTGTGAAAATGTCAACGATTACAGCACGGAAGACTTCGCGTGACGAAGTTGAGTTTTGGGAATTGATTGATGTCAATGGGAATGCTTACAGCGAACTTAAGAGTATCAACGATGTTGTTGCTTACGCGATGGCTTGGGGTTTCCAGTTGAAGATGGTGGCGTAATGAAAAAACCACAGTACGCGCACCATTGCGTTATCTACCCAATGTACGAAGATTTAGGTTATGAAAAGTTTGTTTGTTGGGAAGTTTATTATTGTGAATGCGAAAAATTCAATTGGGATAATTGCGAATGTTATTACCAGTCTGAACCAATGGAAACTTCTGTTTCTTATCGAGACGCTTTAAAATTAGCAAAAGAAGTTAGCAAGCGTTACGCGCCAATAATTTTATGGGGAGTGAGGTTCTAATGAGGGAAATGGCTTTCTTTTTAATTGGAATGATGGAAGGTGCGTGGTTTGTCTACGCATGGGCTAAGGGAGCATTTGATGAGTAAGGGAAAAGAATGTAGATGTGGAAAGCGCATAGTTCCGCTAGACGGATGGTGGGCTCACACTTCAACGGCTATCAA